TGAGTTGAGCGTCGGACATGTCTTTGACAGACTTGCGCTGGAGGTCTTGCGCCTTCAGAGCCAGCTCCTGCTGCTGCATCTGGATCAGCGGGTCCTGAGCCATCTGCTGGTTCTTCTGCTGTTGAGCCTGCTGCATATTGCGTTGAAGCAACTGTTGCGAGGCCTGCGCCGCCATCTGCGAGACACGCACCTCCATCTCGGGAGACATCTCGACTTCGTCCTGCTCTTCGTTGAACGGGGGCAGGGTCTGGCCCATCGTCTGCTCAACCTGCTTGCGGTACTCCATACCCAAGTGCTCAAATACGTGAGCCATCATCGCCGCTTGCAGTGCCTGTGCCATCTGCGGGTTCATACCCACAATCGACTGCACTTTCGGGTCCTGCATCGCTGACATGTGGACAGCGATGTGAGCCTGATGGTCTTGGTAGATGAACGCCTTGACCGGCTTGTTGCGCAGGATGTTCATGTTCTCCGTGACGGGGTCACGCGGTTTCATGTCATCTGCCATCGGCACGAGCTTCTGGTAGTTCTTGATGCCCAGCACGTCCAACATTTGCCTGTGGAGCAAGGGAAGATCGTAAAGCTGCGGAGCAGTCTGCGCCAACTGGAGAGCCGCCTGATACTGAACAACCTTCTGAGCCATCGTGGCTGCATTAGGGTCGCTCACCGGGATCACATCAACTTGGTCGTAGTCGCTTTGCTTGACCGCACGGCCACCTTCTTCCGGCTCGTACGAATACTCAGGCGGGGTGTAGTCACGGATGATGTTCTTCAAAAGCTTGAACTCTTGACGCATCGCGTAGTGGATGCGCGCCTGAACAGCCGACATCGTCTTGAGCTGTCGCTCAAGGATGGCCAGCGTCGTGCCCACCGGAGCCTGTGCAGACATGTCAGAGGTCTGAAGCTCCACGGCCCCCGCGAACTTGCGCCCTTCCTCGATGATCTGGTTCAGGAGCGCGGCGAGGACTTGACTAGGCTCCTTGTAGGGAAGCGGCATGATGTTGTCACGCATGTTCCCACTAGGTACGTCCATGTCCCGCCACTCTCCGGGACTGATTGGAGTATCGTCACCCTTGGCTCGGAGTCCTCGTGTCTTGAAACCTCCGGGGAGGTTAGAGAGCGTACCTGCGTCCACAAGCTGGCGAAGGATAGAAGTACCAGACTTAGCAAAAGCACCAACAAGGTGGATGAGACCAAAAGCGTAGAAACCGAAACCCGGTATGTACGGATAGTGGACGAAGTGCTGTCGTTTTTGGTGGGTACGGTCATCGGGGTTCCAGTTCCTACGGATGGCAAGAATCTCGCCGGTACCCTTCTCAATGGTCACGACATACGGCAGCGCAATGCCCGTGGGCTCGCCATCGTCATCCTCGTGCTCATAGCCTTCGAGGTCCAACTCGACGTGCATCTCCAGCAGCTTAAAGCGGTTGTCCTCCGTCGCACGAAAGCCCAGCTTCTCAGCGATCTTCTTCTCCACCTCGTCCATCACCTGCACCGGTTCACCCAGATCAACGTCTCGGTAGAACCCCTCGTGCTGGAGCCTGCGCACCTCGTTCTCGGTCTTACGCATGACGTGCGTCACGCGCTCTGCCGACTCAAGGCTTGACGCCCCGTACGGCACCACGACGTCCTCCGCCGGACAGTACATCGACACCTGCCGATCAAGCTGCACATCGACGTAGACTTTCTTGAACGCGTTACCCGCCAGACCCAAGCCCCAGAGCATGCGCTCGTGCTCGGGCCGGTACTCAACCATCACCTCGGTGAGTTGGTAGTTCATGTCCTCTTGGACACGCTCAGCCGCTTTTTTCTTCTCGGGGGTTTCTTTGCCGATGATCTTGGTCTTGACCGGACCCGCAGCGGGGAACGTCTCCATCATCGTCTCAGCTTGGAACTTCACCACTGCCTCAGACAGCAGCGGGTGGTACACACCACAAGCGCCGGGCCACGGCTCCATGCGCTCTTCCAGTTGCATGCCCAGCAGCTCCAAACCATCGACGTACGTCTTGATCCAGTCCTTGCGTGATTCAATGTCCGTCTCAAACTCACCGATCAGGTTGCCCGCCAACTCGGTGAGCACCCGCTCGTCCATGTCTTCGGCAAGGTTCTTGTCAAAGCCCTCTTCGTCTTCAGTTTTGGCGATCTCTAGCGTAAACTCGCCCTGACTGATGGTGACCGACTCAGGGTCCTCAATGGAAATCTCAAGCGGTTCTTGCTCTTCAGTAATCTGATCAAGCCCTTGAGGTGCCTGATAGAACGCTTTGTCGATGTTTGTCGCCATAATGTATCCTTAGTAATACGCGGCTTTTTTGCGATACTGACGCAAAAAGTTATCCTCCGGCTCGTCGCTCGGAAGACGGATGAACCCACCCTGCCTAAATCTTAACAGTGCAAGGGTCGTGGAGTCCACCAAGTCGTCGTTGGTGCCCGCCGGGAAGTCGTTGCACTCCTCAATAACCTCCTTGGCCCAGCGCCGGTCCGGGGCGAACACCACCCCACCTTCAAATAGCGCGGACACCGCGTTGACCCGAGAGATCTTGTCCTGACCCTTACCCGGCGTGAACTCCGCCACCGGTATGCCCATGCGGCGAAACTCTTGGTAGAGCACCGACCCGCTGGATTTTTTCTCGACCATAAACGCATCGGGCTCCCACTCCTTGTACTCTTGTAGGACCAGCGCCTTGAGTTCTGGGTACTCCAGCCGCTTTTTTATGGCGTTTAGCAAAATAATTGCAAAATTGTTCGTTTCGTCATTGAAGAACACACCCCACACGGTCAGTGCGTTATAGTCAGCCCTGTTGTTAGCCTCTTGTGCAGCGTCGAGGGACATGATGGTGAACTCGCATTGAGGAGGGGATTCTTTGTCCCAAATTTTCCACCACTCCCTCTTAATCAGAGCACCTTCTTCTGACGTGGGCTGCTGCATGTACTGAGCGTTCCAGTAGCGGATGTCCAGACCCGCTTTCTTGGCCAACAACTCGTCCACGTCCCAAAACTCAGGCCACAGCGCCGTGCCATCGTCCTTGATGGCGGGAAACTCAATCACTTCCCACTTATCAACGTCCTCGTTTCGCTCCATCTGGGACACAATCTGCCCCGTCAGGTCGAGTTTCGACCAGCGAGTCATCACCACGATGATCGCCCCGCCCGGCATCAGACGCTGCAACGGACCTGACTGAAACCATTCCCAAGCTGGGAGAAAAACATCCGGACGTCCTGTTTTAGCTTCCTGTTCGCTATGAGGATCATCAATGATGAATAGGTCTGCGCCCCGTCCAGCCAGCGCACCCCCCACACCGATGGCAAAGTACTCGCCGTTGAAGTTGGTCCCCCAGCGCGAAGCCGATTTCGAGTCTGACTGCAACTCAATCTGGGGAAAAATGTCCTTGTAGGCATCTGATCCGACCAGATTTCGCACCCGGCGACCGAAGTTCACCGCCAAATCGGCAGTGTGGGAGCCCATGATCACCTTTTTGTTGGGATATTTGCCCAAAAACCACGCCGGAGCGAGGTAGGAGATCAATTCCGACTTGCCGTGACGCGGCGCGATGTTCACGATCACCCGTTTCTTCTCCCCTTTGGCGATTGCCTCGAAGATTTCGATCAATTTCAGGTGATGTGGACCGACTTTGTAGCCCGGATAGACGTGTTTGACAAAGTCAAGGAACGAATCCTTGCCAATGGCCTGCGTCATCTGGGTCTGATACTCCTTCATAAGCTCTAGCACCCGACGTTTTTGCTTGTCGGGCATCGTCGGCAGAGCTTGCCGCAGCTTAAATAGCTGCTCAGGAGTCAGTTTGGGCTTGGTCATTCATCTCTTTACTGACTACAGCCTTGGCCTCTACGTCGATCACCTTGTCTTCGATGGCAGTCAAGGTATTGAGAAGCTCTTCTTCCACTTCTTCAATCGACATGTGCTTGTGGGTGACTTCGCTGCGCTTCTTAAAGGCATCGACCCCATCAATTTCCCCCAGTTTTGCCAGTGCAGCGACGCGCACTTTGGGGTCCTTGGCAGCTTCTACCTCGGCAACGAGCTTGTTGACGACGTACATCTTCAGGTCGGAGAGTTCTTCAACAATCGACACATTCATCTGCGCGACCATGCCTGCCAACATGGCCAGAGTTTCGTTGGGGTACTTGGAGTAGTCAGGCCGGTACTGCGGATTGCTCATCATCTGCTTGGCAATCGATTTGGCCTCTTCCGCATTTTCTTGCGTGGGTGCAAGTTCTTGCCCCGTCAGGTCCGACATCAGTGTGATGACGTTCGCCCGCATCTGCAATTCCTGCTCTGCGGTGAGGTCAGGAAATGCATCCCTTGCATTGTCTGGTAGAGGAATGTTTTCCTCGATGGGCGGCACCAATGTCGTCATGTCAGCGAAGAGAACTCCGTTGTTGTGCGAAGAAATGTAACACAGAAATATATTTTTGCAACGAAGGGGAGGTTGGGACTCCTACCGGGGGGTGTTCCTAATAGAGGGGTAATGACAAGTTTTTTTAAAAATATAGGGGGGTGGGGGGTCGGATTTTGAAAATGGTGTGGTTGGTTGTGCATATTACTACGTAGTAGCCGGCGCGCGGAGTCCCAACTGCCCCTAGGGGGGTGCCACCCCGGTGGGGCCGCGCCATAGGCAATGCCAACCCCACCCCCCTGCCATATTTTGTGCTTTGCCGTACCCGTGTTTGAGGGTATAACCCTGTTTGTCAGCAGCAATCAAGCCCTGACACACACTGGAGAGTGACAATGATTACTAAGTATCTTCGCGACGCAACCAACGACGAAGTGCTGGCCGCGTTGCCCCACGTTTGGGAAGGCGACAGTGGGCGCAAGTATCCCGACAACGTAACCCGCGTTAAGCTGTCGTTGGAGTTCACATCCAACACGGTCACGGCGTTTGTCTACGTAGACAACCGCATCACATCATGCGGTCACATCGTGTGGAATTGGGAAACCGAGTCGGTACGCTTCCACGAAATCCGCTATTGAGTTCAACCGGGGCTGGCATGGTGCCAGCCCCACACACTGGAGAGTAATACAATGGTTCATCATTTCCGTTGCCCGGTTAAATGGCGCAATCACGTTATCGTCGGGATTACCGTATACCCAGAAGGCACGACGCTGGTCGACCAGCATGGTCGAGAGCTGTGCTGGATGGAATGGCGACACCTATACTGAGGTTCAACCGGGGCTGGCATGGTGCCAGCCCCACACACTGGAGAGTGACAATGAAGACATGGTTTCTACTGCGCTATGGTTTGCTGCATCGCCGCAGCATTGCCTACGCAATCATCTCGCGCCTGCCTTGCCGCGCATATAGTTTGTTACCCGCAAGGATCGGGCTTGATACCGAGAGCTGGGTAACGCTGCGTTTCAAATGAGTTCAACCGGGGCTGGCACCATGCCAGCCCCACACACTGGAGAGTGACAATGACTACACCACACACCGCGTTCCATTACGTTCGCCCCGATGAAGTTGCTGAATGCTGGGACGGCGTTACCAACGACATGTACGAATGCCTCTGGGCTTGCGTGTCGCACTTCACCGCACCGTCGCCCGAAGAGAGTGAAGAGCCGTGCATCGGTATGGATTGCGTGGCTGACTTCTGGGACCTGTTCACACCCGATCAGCAAGAGGTGCTCAACCAACTTGCTGCCGACCAAGAGCGCTACCTCAACCGCCTCATGGGCCGCGCCTGACCTTCACCTCGACCCCGCTGGCCGAAAGGCCGGCGGGGTTTTTTCGTGCCCCCTCTGCATGATAGTTCCCGGATGTGCGCGCGCTCATATGTTCTGGCCACGTCTAATACGTATTAGCGCTGCCACGTTATTCTCTTTGTCAAAACCACGAATGACGGTAAAACCCTACTTGTCGCCACCCAATAAACCCCGGCGACACTGGAGAGTAACATGACTGCTAAGACTGTTAAGACCGCTGCCTTCGTTGCAGCAAACGTGCCGGCCATTATCCCGGCTTATGAAAATGCCGATTTCATGGGGCGCTTCGTCGAAATGAAGTCTGCCGACGAACGGGAAAAGGCTTTGCTTCCCTTGACGTTTGGCGAAGTGGCAATGTTGGGGGCCATGTTTGGCCGCGCATCAGAAAGTGCCAACAAGGTGATGGCCATGAAACTGACAGCAAAGCATGGCGAAGGCTGGGCAGACCGGAAATTTTCCGGTTTGGGTCGGCCACTGACTGACTTGGAAAAGTCAGACCGCGATGCAATCAATGCCGATATCGAAATAATTCGCAGTGCATTGAAACTGAAAAATCACCCAAACCCAACACAAGGCATCATCTATGTTAAGGAATGGGCACAAGGCAAGCGCGGCAAGCCCCGCGATGCCAATGCAAACAAGGCGCGTCCGACGATGCAGTACATCAAGGAAGATTGGCCGGCCATTTACAAGAAACTGCACAATGCAGAAGATTTGGAAGGTGAGGCTGTCATGGTGGCATACGATGCTATCGGCAACGTCTTGAAATCCCTTGGCGTTGACCTTCGCGCTCTAGTCGCCAACACAAAGTAATCGC